CCGCTTCTACGTCGGGGACCATTACAGCTCAAAACGGGGTCATGACACCTATTTTAGCATTAAGGTTAAAACCGGACCGGTCAAATTTATCGTTAAGCTTAAAAGACTTTTTTATATACAATACAGACAATACTTCAAATGCAAAATACACTCTTTATAGAGGGGCATCGGTAACCGGGGGTAGTCTAAGTTGGAATGATGTAGATAGTGCCGGGCTCCAATACGCCTACGGGTCATCATCTTTATCAGTGTCTGGTGGTTATTCTTTATATTCAGGTTTTATACCGAAAAGCCAAGGAACATCATCCCGGACCGGGGTTCAAAATATAGAAGAATTGGTTGGTACTTTTGGAACGAAAATAGACGGCACTCCTGAAACTCTCACTATAGCAGTACTTGGTTTAGGGGCAACTGTAGCGGTCTACGCTGCAGCTAATACGTTTATAAATTCTTAACTACCAGTTTTTGCAGCTAAAATATTTAGCGGTACCTGGCTTAGCAGAAGAACATTTATGACGAGCTCTGAACGACTTACGACGCTTAGGGTTTGATTTCTTAATACGCAAATTAGGGTCCCCGTAATGTACTCTTTTTAGTTTGCCACCAACACGCGCACACTGCATATATTTTTTATCACTACGAGTAGAAGGTTGTTGGCCGGTTACCTTAGTACAACGGGCACCTTTTTTCTCTTCAACTGGAAAGGTTTCTGTAAATTCTTTTAATAGGCTATTAACTTTATTTTCAAAACTATTAAACATATATATAATATTTACTATTTATGATAAATATAACAGATGAGTAAGAAAAAACGTTTATTGAAACAAAAACAAACTCACAATAACAACGAAAATGCCAAAGACAAAAGCCCAATAGTCCATCAGGCACAGAAACTCGAAAGACCGGTACAAATACGACAAAGACCGGATTTAACAAATAAACAAAAAGATTTTCTTAAATTAGCTTTAGATAATAATACTAAAGTAATATTTCTATCTGGTCCTTCCGGTAGTAGCAAAAGCTTTTTAGCTACTCTTGCAGTTCTAGAGTTAATGAACCTTAAAAAAGTAAGCGATTTGGTTTATATTCGTTCTATAGTAGAAAGTAGTGAAAATAAAATGGGGTATTTACCTGGTAATGCTGAAGAAAAGTTATCACCATATCTTGAGCCATTAATGGAAAAGCTTGACGAACTTTTATTTGCTGCAGATGTTAATGCGCTTTTAAGAGAAAAACGTATCGACGGTAAACCTACTGGATATCTTAGAGGGTTGAGTTGGAATGCTAAAGGCATTATTATGGATGAAGCTCAAAATAGCACGTTTAAAGAACTTACAACGCTTCTCACGCGTGTGGGTCATTTTAGTAAACTTTTTGTTTGCGGGGACCCTATGCAATCAGATATTAACGGCAAGTCTGGTTTTGAAAGAATGTGTAATATTTTTAACGATAACGAAAGTAAGGAAAAGGGTATTCATGTGTTTTATTTAACAGAAGAGGATATTGTTAGAAGTGAAATAGTTAGGTATATCGTAAAAAAATTACAGCTATATAATAAAAGTGTGGGAGACAAATAAATAATATTCCCCTCAACTAACTAGAACTCTAAAAAATATTCGCTATACTATGACGTCTAAAATGTCTAAAGAAATTTCTATCACTAAACGCTCTGGTAAGAAAGAAAAATTCTCCCCAGATAAGATTAACAAAATCTTGCAATGGGCATGCGCAGACACTAAAGGGGTGTCTTTTGAACAAGTTGCTATGAATGCGCACTTGCAGTTTTTTGAAGGAATTACTTCTAAAGACATCCATAATATTCTTATTGAAGCAGCAGCCGGTCTTATTACAGAAGAAACCCCTCAATACCAAGACGTTGCATCCCGGCTGCTTAATTACCAGCTTCGTAAAGAAGTTTGGGGCGGTAAAGACGCACCCAGGCTATTCGATTTTGTAAAAACTAATATAGAAGTTAACAAGGTATACGATCCGGAGATTCTTAGTTGGTACGATAAAAAAGACTTTGATAAATTAAATGATTATATTGACCACAATAGAGATTTTGATTTTACTTATGCAGGTATTAAGCAGCTTTGTGAAAAGTATCTAGTACAAGACAGAGTAAGTAAGACTATATTTGAAACACCGCAATTTGCATATATGCTTATTGCAATGACGCTTTTCAAAAACTATCACGAAAAGCGTTTAGATTATGTAAAGAGAGCTTACAATGCATTCAGCAAGCACAAAATCAACCTCCCAACCCCCCTTATGGCCGGGGTACGTACGACTCTTAAAAGCTATGCATCGTGTATGCTTATCACGGTCGACGACACTCTTAAATCGATATTTGCAAGTAATAACGCTATCGGATTCGCGACTGCTAACCGCTATGGCATCGGTATTGCCACTAATAGTCCTGTCCAGAATGGTACTGTGGTGCATACCGGGCCGATACCGTATCTAAAGATGTATGAAGCAGCTGTAAAGAGCTGCCATCAAAACGGTATTAGAGGTGGGAGCGCAACCGCAAACGTAGCTTTCTTTCATAAAGATATTGAAGACATTTTAGTACTCAAGAACAACGCAGGAACAGACGATAATAGAGTTCGCAAGCTTGACTATTGTATCGCGTTCGACGGTTTGTTCTATGAACGTTTTCTTAAGAATCAAAATGTAACCCTGTTCTCTTATCATGAGGCTCCCGAGCTCTGGAATAACTTTGGTATGCCAGGCTTTAAGGAACTTTACGAGAAAGCAGAAAAAAATAATAACTTAAAGTATAAAAAGACTATTAATGCTCGAGAGCTCTTTATGTTGTTCTCTAAAGAGCGTTTTGAAACTGGTAGAATGTATGTGTTTAACGCAGACCATGTCAACTCGCACGGTACCTGGACTGAGCAAGTAGATACTACTAATCTTTGCGTAGAAGTAACTCACCCGCTCAAACCTATTTATAATATCGATGATACTAACGGAGAGATCGGAGTATGCATTCTTGCTGCAGTCAATCTATTAGAGATCAAAGATGATACCGATATGGAGCATACGTGTGATATTATTGTACGTATGCTAGACGAGCTCATCGACCACCAAAACTATTTTGCACCTGCTGCTGCAAATTTTGCTAAGAAGCGTCGCAGTCTAGGTATCGGTATTACTAATCTTGCGGCAATTTTTGCACGAGAAGGTGTAAAATATTGGGATAAAAAGGCACCTAATATTGCTGCTCGTTTAATGGAGTCAGTAAGTTACTACTTAATTAATGCTTCTGCAGATCTTGCGGAAGAAAAAGGTTCTTGCGAAAAATTTGAACTAACTAAATTCAGTCGCGGCATTCTGCCAGTAGATACCTATAAGAAAGAAGTAGATGAATTTGTTACTGAAAAACTCCATCAAGACTGGGAGAAGCTTAGAGAAAAGATTCGCAAAAACGGGCTACGGAATAGCACGCTCACTGCGTTAATGCCTTGCGAATCTTCTGCAGTTATTCAATCCTCTACTAACGGTATTGAACCACCGCGATCCCTTATTACCTCTAAGCGGTCTAAGGCCGGTATTGTACCATCAGTAGTACCTGGTGTTGAAAAATACGGTGAACACTATACACTTGCTTTTGAAATGCCTAGCAACGAGGGCTATCTTAAAGTTGTTGCTGCATTGCAAAAATTCGTTGATATGAGCATTTCTACGAATCTATACTATAATGTAAATAAATACCCCGATAGAAAAGTTTCACAAAACGATTTAATTAAGGATATTCTTACTGCTTATAAATACGGCATTAAGACTCTTTATTATACAAATACATACGACGGAGACACACAAACAGCACTAAATAAACCTACAACACCTGAACCGGCAAAGCAAGAGGAAGTCGTAACTGACGATTCTGGCTGCGCCGGAGGAGCATGCACCCTATGAAAACTGTACTCAATAAACATAATGTAGATTCTCTTAAACAGCCTTTATTTTTAGGCAAAGATCTAGCTATACAGCGTTATGATCGTTTAAAGTATCCTAAATTTTACGAGCTTTACGATCAACAGCTTAATTTTTTCTGGCGCCCACAAGAAGTCAATCTCACTAAGGATGCATCAGATTATAAAAAGTTATCTGATGAAGAGCGCTTTGTGTTTGATAGTAACTTAAAGTTTCAGACGATGGGAGATTCAATGCTCTCTCGCTCTATTCATCAGATGATGCATCATGTTAGTAATCCCGAATTAGAAATCTGTATGAATGTATGGTCTTTCTTCGAAACTATTCATAGCAATTCATATACATATATTTTGCAAAACGTCTACCCTGACGCTACAAAGTTTTTTGATTCTATTCTCGAAGATAAAGAAATTGTAAAGCGTGCTGAGTTTTTGACTAGCCGTTACGATGCACTAATGTCTACTAGTAAAGACACTAAAGAGCAAATTCTTGACGCTATCATAGCTACGCAAATCATGGAAGGAGTTACCTTTTATGTCTCGTTTGCATGTTCATTTTATTTCGGTTATCGTGGTAAAATGGAAGGTAATTCTAAGATTATTAACCTAATTTCTAGAGATGAAAACCTTCACGTAGCTATTACTCAAAACATTCTCAAATATCTTAGAGATAATCCTGACGAAGGTTTTCAATCTACCTTTAAAAAGAGTGAAGAGAAAATTTATGAGTTTTACCGAGCTGCCGTAGATGCAGAAAAAAACTGGGCTGACTACCTCTTTAGTAAAGGTAGTCTAGTTGGGCTTACTCCGGAATCTCTTAAGCAGTATGTAGAATGGCTTGCTAACAACAGACTTACATCTCTTGGTCTTAAGAAGCTTTATGAAACTAAAACCAACCCATTAGCTGGCTGGCTTGATAGCTTCTATGATAGTAAGAAAGTACAGGTAGCTCCGCAAGAAACAGAAATCTCTTCTTACGTGAAAGGTGTAGACAGTAAATTGGATGATAAAGCTTTTGACGATTTTAAACTATAAGTCTTGATTTCTTTAATATATCCAGTATAAATATTAATGCGCACTAGCGCATTACTATGACAAAACTAACTAACTACAATAGTAACACGTTCAGAAATCCATCATCGCTATTAGTCGATCTTTTCACTAATAGAAATGATCCATTCGATCATCCTTTCTTTTGGGGTGACGTAAGCCGAACAGGAGATACTGTTAGGTTTAAAGAGGGGGACGAGCTCACTGTAGAGGTGGATCTTCCCGGTGTATCCAAGGATAAAACAGCTGTCACAGTAGAAGGCAGAGTTGTATCTATCGAAGGCACTCGCAAGGTAATCCACAAAGGCGGGTCCCAGGAGGAAACCTTCAGCCGCAGTTTTACTGTTGGCAATAGCTACAACTTGGATAAAGCTAAAGCTGAACAAAAAGATGGCGTTCTTACTTTGGTATTTCCTAAAAACAAAGTGGAAAACGGCGGCAAAAAAGTAATCGATATTAATTAATTATATTGCCGAATGATACACGAGGGAGAGAGAAATCTCTCCCTTTTTTTATGTAAGTATTTCAGTGAGAAATATAACAATATTACTCCTCCCTCTACTTTTTATGGGATGTAGTTTAGTACCTGGTCTTAAAATGCCAGAGTCATGGAAGAGTTTAGGTGGTAGTAGTAGTGCTGGAGCTGTTGCATCTGCTAATAGAGATAAAACCGGTGTAAGCCAATTGAGTGAAGCTGACAAAAAGGTTGAAGAAGCTCGTAAAAAAATGGAACAGGAATACGAAGAATTTCGCAAGAGCTTATCAGATGCATATAAAAAGAGAGAAGAAATAGATAATGCTAATTTTAAAAAAATAAGTGAAACTAATTACGGCATACTATACGCCACAGAAGCGAAAAAAGATACTGATATAGATATTGCTATAGCGCATTTTAGAGCGAAAGAAAACATGTACCGTCTTGATCCTTTGCCGGTAACTATGCAAGATCAAATTAAACAAGAAGTAGACGCTGATCGTAAAAAAACTTCTGCAGATCTACTTAAAAAATACGATAAACTTTTCGAAGAGTCTAAAGCAGCTGCTGAAGCATATAATAAAGCTACTGAGTTAATTAAACAAAAAGAAGAAGAAAAAGCTAAAATAAGAGCTGAAAATAAAAGCGCTTTAGATAAACTTACAGCGGATAAAAATGCGGAAATAGAAAGGCTTAAAAAAGAAGCTGAAGATAAACTTGCTATAGCAAAAGAAGCTCAAAAACAAGAGTATATTGGTTATATGGTTAAAGCTTTAGTCGGGGTAGGTATATTGTTTTTAATAGCTGCAGGTTTAATGAAAAGTATTAACATGGGTATAGTTTCTATTTCTTCATTTGCTCTTGCGTATACTATTGCTACTGCCCCGGTATGGGTAATAGGCACTGTTGTAGGTATAACCGTACTATCTATGGTAGGGGTTACAATTTACTCTAAGATGAAACAGAAGGTCCCGGTAGTTGCACCTGTAACAATTGAGGCTGCTCCAGCACCTGTACGTCAAGCGCCTCGACGTCGCTCGAAGAAGGCTCCTTAGCTTTATTCTTAGCTTTACCTGCTAATTGAGCCATAATCTCTTCCCGTGTTGCTATTAACACGTTAGTATTACCTTGAGGTAAATTTAAATACCCGTCGTTTTTAAGTTTTTGTATTTCCTTTTTACCTTCTATTTCTAACTTCTTAACATCTTTTGCAGTCTCTGCTTTTTTATTCTGTAAGTGTATTTTATTAATAGTTTCTATTGCACCGGCGCCTGCAGCTATAAGGCTTGCTAGACTAGCCATTTGTTCAGGGTCCCCGGTAGCTACGGTTACTTTCTGTAACTCCTGTACACTTTTAATACTAAGTTCTGCTAATTTAGCTGAATTTTTTAAAACAAAATCTTGTAATTCTGCGTCAGTTTTTGGTATTTCTATCTTTACTTCCTCAGAAGCTATATTATTATTAGTACGAGTGACTACTGCAGTTGCTACAGTAGTACCTGGGGGTGTATCAAGCCCTTTTATAAAATCATCTATCTGATCAATAACGTTCTGATTATCAGAAGGTTTATTATCCGGTAGAGGTGGATTCATTAAGAATACTTATTGGCAAGCATTGATTTATCAATGGCATACTCTATCATACTAGTATAATTATAGTGATCCATATACCGGGGACTCAGGTCTTGATGTAACTGCTGTAGAAGATGTCATTATTCCAGCTAAAGGTTGGGTTACAGTGCCAGTAGGCCTTAAGTTAGGTTATGTAACTCCAGGATATTGGTTTAGAGTTGAAGGCCGTTCAGGTATGGGGTTTAAGAGGCATGTATTCCCTCATTTTGGTATTATTGATAACCCTTACCGTGGGGATATGGGGGTAAAGCTTTATAATTTTAGCGATGTCAATGTTTATATTTTTAAAGGAGATAAAGTAGCTCAGTTAATTGTATATCCTCTTATTCAAGCTGATGTAGAGTGGACCGATCAAGTAGTTGAGTCAGCTCGTGGTGAAAAGGGGTTTGGTTCCTCTGATAAAAAGTAATGTCTATTAACGAACAACTCAAAAACATTTGGGTAGAAAAATATCGGCCAGCTAAACTAGCCGATATGGTACTATCTGATAGTTTACGCTCTTTTGTACAAGAGTGTCAAACTAAAGGCGAGATACCCAATATGCTACTAGTTGGGAATGCAGGTACTGGAAAAACTACTCTTGCTAAAGTAATTGTAAACGAAATTTTAGATGCACAGTACCTATACATTAACGCTAGCGAGAAAAATGGTATTGACGAAGTCCGTACCTCTATCTTATCGTTTGCGCAGACTAAGAGTATTGACGGAAAAATTAAAGTTATCTTTCTCGACGAATTTGATAACTTCACTGATGCTGGTCAAAGAGCTTTGCGTAATGTTATGGAAGAATATGCCGGTAATACCCGTTTTATTCTCACTGGTAATTATCTACATCGTATTATTCAGCCCATTCAGTCTCGCTGTCAAGTTTTTACTGATTTTACTCCTCCTATTAAAGAATATGCTAAGCGAATAGTTTATATTCTACAAAACGAAAATATAACCTTTGACGGAGAACAGGTCGAACGACTTAAAGAAGTAATTCGTTATAATTACCCCGATCTACGCCGTATTATTAATTTCGTACAGCGTAACATTATTGATAGTAAGCTTTGTATTAAAGACACTATTAACAATGAAGAGTTTGCCCAGGAAATTTTAGAAAAAATAGTTAATAAAGAAAACTTAATGTCTTTGCGCAAAATAGTTATTGAGAGCGAACAAACCTTTGGTAACGATTATCCTAAGCTACTTAAGGATATTTTTAATGCAGTTTATAAGAGTTCTATACCTGAAGACAAAAAGAGACTTGCATTACTGCAAGTCTCGGATAGTCTTTATAAAAGTGCTTTAGTTATGGACCAAGAAATTAATTTCTTTAGTTGTCTTATTGCGTTAAGCCAGCTTTGTTAGCTTTATTTCTATGGCTTAAATCTTTAATACGCTGTAACAGTTCTGGGCTTACTTGACTGGTATAATCATGAACTGCTTGAGAGAATTTAGCATGATCATTTCCTAAGGACTTACCTAATTTGTGAAATGCTTTTAATACCTCTTCATCACTCATACTTTCCATCTCTTCTGGGGAAGGTAGCGCATCTGAAGAAGATATCTGTTCTTCTTCAGATTGTATTGGTGGATTACCGGCAAGCTGATCTCCTCCATCAAGAGCTCCAGGCACGCTCTGTCCCATAGCTCCAATATCTTCAGTAAGCATACGCTCGTACAGTCCTTCAAAAGATTCTTTTAACTCTTTAGCTTTTTCTTGACCTTTTGCTTTTGAAGGCTTACTATCATCGTAATTATTTGCGTTGTCAAGCTTAGTGTTTTTAGTAGCTAATTCGTAATCTCCTTTTTGAGCGTGAGTCTGCTTTTTACCTACTTTAGTTTGTTCATCAATTTCAGCACCTTCGTTAGGCTTGTCTTTTGTTGCTTCTAAAGGCTTTTGATAAGCGCGTGGTTTATCCTTTTGGTTAGCTGGTACCGGTGGTAAATCTATAGCTGGGTTAGC